TACGGTTGTAGACGTTTCTCCTAATAATGCAATTTTTCTAAATGAAAACTATGTCAGCGTTAACATTGCTGGTGTTTCGCTAACATCTTCTTCTTACGTTAGAGGCGATCTTGTTTACCAAAATGGAACGGCAACTGGTGCAGCGAACGCAGATTCAAATACTTTCTTTGCGAAAGTTGAATATTGGGATTCGGCTAATACCATTCTAGTTCTTTCTCCACAAAGTGGAACAATGAATTACGCTTCTGGTGTAGGCAATACCATATTCAAGGTGCCTAGCACTACCGCAACAAGCAATATTCGCAGCGTTATTGGTAGCACTCCTGTTGCTAAATTTGCAAATGGTCAGGTTGTTAACAACATTGACATTCCCGCATCACCTATTACTGTTGGATCTTACCAACACTATTCCGGGCAAATTGTTGTTGTAGACAGTGCAACCGCTACCATTAACGTAACTTCTAATTTGATTAATTCTGGTGTAGGAAGCGGCAATCTAGTAAGAATCACTTCTGGTACAGGCATAGGTCAACTGCGTTCTATTTCGTCAATAGACGCAACTGGAATGAAGATTACGCTAAATTCTGCATTAAGTGTTGCTGTTACTAGCAACTCTAGATATTCGCTAGCGAAGTCTAAGGTTGACAAATATGGTAGAATTTCTGGCATCTTTACCATTCCTGAAGATCCTCTATTAAAGTTTAGAACAGGCGAAAGACTCTTTACCATTACGAGTGCTACGACATATAATGACCAAGATTCTGATATGCACTCCACGGCAAAGTATATCGCTTCTGGTATGTTGAACCGCTCGCAAGAAATTCGCGTGACGCCGATTGTTATTCCTCCTCCACCTGCGCCACCGCCACCTCCTCCTGTTGTTCAGCCGCCAACTCCGGTAATTCCTAGGTTTAGCCGTGACCCAGTTGCACAAACTTTCTTTACTCCAAAACCAAAAAGTCTAAAGCAAAATTATGGCATTTTTGTAAGTTCTGTCGACCTATTCTTTAAGGCTAAACCAGACCTTGCTATAGACGCTCCACAATTACCTGTAACTGTTAGACTGGTAAAGACGTTAAATGGATTTCCTACGCAAGAAATTTTAGGCACTGCCACAAAATATCCTAACGACGTAAAGACCACTAACGGAACTACAACGTTACCAGACTCTACAGATTCTACTACATATACTAGATTTTCTTTCGCAGACCCAGTATATCTAGAACCTTCATCAGAGTATGGAATTGTTGTTGCTTCAGAATCTCCAGACTATGAAGTATGGATTTCTGAACTCGGACAAAACATCTTAGGTACAGATCGTCGCGTATCTGAACAACCATATGCCGGAAGTTTTTTCCGCAGTCAAAATGCTTCTGTCTGGACACCATTCCAAAATCAAGATTTGATGTTTATAGTTAATAAAGCAGTCTTTAGCACAAACCCTGCGACGTTAACGTATAGCGTAGAATCGCCAAGTGCAAACGTATACATGGATGAAATGTTAATCCACGCAACGGATGTAAATTTCCCTGTAGGCAATATCACATACTTCGCGAATACGACTCTAGCAAGCGATTTGTCTAGAGATGCTCTATACTTCCAGGTAACGCCGAACGAACTATACAACTTCGGAAAAGACCTAAAGAATTCTTCTAAGTCTAACAATCGCAGAAGAATCATTAGCGCAGGTGCAGGTTCTTCATTGAACGTTCAAGTTGCGCTGCTAACGCTAGATTCAGATGTTTCTCCATTGTTCAATAGCGAAAGATTTAGCCTTGTCGCAATTGAAAATAAAATTAATGCTGGTACTATCTCTAGCAATAACGTAACAATTACTTCTGGTGGAGGTAGCCACACTACTAACACCGGAATTACAGTTACAATTGGTGCCCCACAATTGTCTAATGGCACGACCGCAACTGCAGTTGTTTTAAATTCTCAAATCGTTTCTGGCAACATAACAGGCGTTCATGTAACTAACGGTGGTTCTGGGTATGTAGAATCTCCAACTATCACTATTACAGATACTGGAGTAAGTGGTGCGGCTAATGCTACTGCATACGTTGCCGGAGAAAATTCTAACTATGGTGGAAATGCCGGGGCTAGATACATAACAAGAAAGATTACTTTAGCCGATGGTTTTGATGCTGGAGATTTAAGAATTTATCTCCGTGCCGCTCGTCCGCAAGGGACGAGCGTTGAAGCATACTATAAAGTCTTGTCTCTAGAAGATCCTGCCAATTTCTTCGATAAGAAGTGGCAACGCATGGAAATGGTAAAGGATCTATATTCTCCTGACCAAGACACTACTATCGAATTGCAGTATCGCCCATCCTTAACCAGCGGCAGATTAGAGTATACAGAAAATAGCGTGAAGTATCCTCTTGGCGGTAAATTTAAGCAGTTCGCTATCAAACTGGTTCTACTTGCAGATGACCCTTCTGTTGTTCCTTACGTAAAGAACATCAGAGCAATTGCAACACCTTCTGGATAAATTATGAAGTACATGAAAGTAAAAGACGAAACTCATTTGATTAAAGATATCTATAGCAAAGCAGTGCTCAATACGGATAAAGATATCCTCAAAAAGCATGAAATGAAGATGCGCCAAGTCGAAAAAGATAAGTCTCAACAAACAGAAATAAATAGTCTGAAAGAAGAAATCAATGAGTTGCGCAAACTCATTGAAAACATGCTCAAGAGGTAGCAGATGGCTAACGCAAATATTAGTGAAATTATCTTAACAGATACGTTTAATACATGGGTACAAAGACATAACCTTGTCGCAAATACCATCAACGTTCTTCGTAATGGCAATTACTACAAAGATGGCGGAAGTCTCGTCCTCAACGTAGCCACTACCATTTCAGACAACGGAACTTTAACGCTTGCAAAAACAACAGGAACAGTTCTTTCTGTAGCGGGTAATACCGCAGTTTCTGGTACATTGTTTCTTGGTGGAGCAAGCATTAATGTTGCTTCTAGTTTAGCCAATACGGGAAATACAGCAAGAGTTTCTGCTAATGGCGGATCTACCTTGTCATTACAGCAAATTAATTTTGTTAATACATCTACTGTCCAAGTATCTGTTGCTGCAGGAGCAGGTTCTGCGGCAGGTAATGCTAACGTATCTTTTTCTGTAATTGCAGGAGCAGGAACCCAAGGAGCACAAGGTGTCCAGGGCGTTCAGGGATTACAGGGATTACAAGGATTACAGGGTAGAATAGGTGCTCAAGGAACTAATGGCGCTCAAGGTACAACAGGGTCACAAGGCGCAACGGGTTCTCAAGGCGCTACTGGGTCACAAGGCGCTCAGGGATTACAGGGCGTACAAGGTTTACAAGGTTTACAAGGTTTAACAGGCATTACAGGTTCCCAGTATTTGTATCATGTTACTAGCGGATATACCACAAGCGGTAAAATATACGTTTCATCAACTGAACCCGGAGCAGGTAATACTGCTGGCGATATTTGGCTACAAATTTAAGGTATAATTATGCCTATTAAGGTCTGGAACGGAACATCTTGGGCATCAGGTAGTGCTATTAAAATGTGGAACGGTTCTGCATGGGTTTCCGCGTCTGCCGGAAAAGTGTGGAACGGTTCTGCATGGGAACAATTTTTTTCGAGTTTTAGTCCGTTCACTGATACATATACTTCAGGTTCTAATACCATAACTGCTCCTGTTGGTGCAACGTCAGTTACAATCAAAGCGTGGGGCGGCGGCGGTGCTGGTGGAGACAATACTGGCACGACCGGAGGTGGTGGCGGCGGTGGCGCATTCGTCATTAAAACATTAGCAGTAACTGGCGGAACTACAACATTTACATATTCTGTTGGCGCAGGTGGTGCCCGTGGCGGAAATAATGTTTCTGGCGGTAACGGTGGAAATACTACAGTTACTGGAGGAGCGTCACTAACAGCGGGTAGAGGCTTGGGTGGTTCTAGAACTGGTGCTGGCGGCACAGGTGGCACTGCGACAGGTGGCGATGCCGGCTCTGAAAATGGTGTTAATGGTAATAATGGTAATGGCGGTGGTAATGCTGGTGGTACGTCTTATGGTGGCGGTACTGGCGGAGACGGTAGTATTGCAGCAGCTGATGCGCTCATGATAGCAGGTGGCGGCGGCGGCGGCACGTTTGATGATGCTGGACAAGATGGTGCGCGTGGTGAAATTAGATTTGAGTGGAGTTAAGAAATGCGTCATAGATTACTTTTTGCAAAAACTAACGGATATCAAGTTGACCTTAATTCTAGCGGTGGTCCTTTTTCTGCCGTAACATATGATACGTTAGGTATTGCAGGAACTACTATAGGCACTAGCGGAAGTTTAAATATTCCTTCCGGTGCTGCGCAGATTGTCGTAGAAATCTGGGGTGGTGGTGGCGGTGGTGCTGGTGGTTATTATGATACTAACGATTATGGCGGCGGTGGCGGCGGTTCTGGCGGTTATACTAAGATAACACGTGCTCTTGTTTCTGGAGATGCAGGTAAAAGTATTTCTTGGTCAAGAGGTGCAAAAGGTGTCGCGGGAACAAATGAAACCGCACCTAATTCTTCAGTTGTTTGCCCAGGTACTAATGGCGGACAATCTACCTCTGCTGGTTCCACTTTAACGAACAGTTTTAGCATTACTGCGGGCGGTGGACAAGGCGGTCAAATTGATACTACAGCGCCATTCGCAAGCGGTGGTAGTGCAGGTACGACTTCTGGAGGCGATGCCGGTAGCAGTGCCGGTACAGCGGGAACTACTGGCAGTATCGACACTATTGGTCTCGGTGGTGCTGCTATAGTTGGCATTAGCAGCAGAAGTGCTGGCGGTGGTGGAGATGGTGGACTATATTTGGGTAGTGGCGGACCAGAAATTCCAACAGATGGCGTAGATGGTAGAGTTATTATCTATCTCACCTAAATAACATGATACTCTTAGAAGAGACGCTATCATGGCATATGTAGAACTTACCATAGACCAAGGCACAAGTTTTCAGACTTCTGTGTCTTTGACCAATGATGACCAAACTGCTATAGACGTTACGAATTATGGGTTTTCTTCCCAAATTCGTAAATCGTATTATTCTAGCAATGCAACGGCTAATTTAACCATCACTGTTTCGGATGCAGCGAACGGTAACGTTGTCTTATCAATAGATGCTGCTAACACCGCCAATATAAAAGCAGGTAGATACCTATATGATTTGTTGATGACTGATACTGGCGGAGTTAAAACAAGAGTAATTGAAGGAATCATTACGGTTACTCCACAGGTTACTAGATGAAGATTAATGTAACTAATAATAATAAAATTGGCGGGGTTGTTGTAAATACTTCTCCCGCAGTTGATAAGGTTGCTCTTAAGAGCGGCGCACCTGGTCCTGTAGGAAGCACTGGCGCTCAGGGTTCTCAAGGAACTCAGGGAACCCAAGGTCTTCAGGGCTTTTATGGTTCTCAAGGTATTCAAGGACCTGCAGGTTCTGTCCAAGGAACTCAAGGTTCTCAAGGTAGTGGCGGGTCTCAAGGATCGCAAGGTCTTCAGGGTTCAGGTTCTCAAGGTACAACTGGGTCACAAGGCGTCAATGGTTCTCAGGGTACTCAAGGTCTTCAAGGTTCAGGTTCTCAAGGCACTGACGGTTCCCAAGGACTACAAGGTGTTCAGGGTTCAGGTTCTCAAGGAACAACAGGTAGCCAAGGTGCTATAGGAACTCAAGGACTACAAGGTGTTCAGGGTTCAGGTTCTCAGGGGACTACTGGTTCTCAAGGCACTGACGGTTCCCAAGGTGCTCAGGGTCTTCAGGGTATACAAGGAACTCAAGGACTACAAGGTTCAATAGGTTCTCAAGGTTCTACTGGGTCTCAAGGCACTACAGGTTCCCAAGGTACTATTGGGGCACAAGGTGTTGATGGTTCTCAGGGCACAACTGGTGCTCAGGGTACTCAAGGTCTCCAAGGATCTGGTTCACAAGGAACTACAGGTTCTCAAGGTGCTACTGGTTCACAAGGCGCACAAGGTGTACAAGGGCAAACTGGCACCGGAGTTGCTATTGTTGGCAGTGTTTCCACGGCTAGTAATTTACCTGACCCCTATGTCGGAAACGTCGGTGATGGTTACATTGTACAAGACAGTGGACATCTCTATATCTACAATGGATCTACTTGGGACGATGTTGGTACTATTGTCGGTCCTCAAGGCGTTCAAGGCGTTCAAGGCGTTCAGGGTTTACAGGGTTCAGGTTCTCAAGGAACTACAGGTTCCCAAGGTGCTACAGGTTCACAAGGTGCTAATGGTGCTCAAGGTGCTGACGGTTCGCAAGGAATCACTGGGTCTCAAGGAACTGGTGGTTCCCAAGGAACTCAAGGACTACAAGGAACTCAGGGTTTACAAGGCACTCAGGGTTTACAGGGTTTAATAGGATCTCAAGGAGCAATAGGTTCTCAAGGAACTGGTGGTTCCCAAGGAACTCAAGGTTCAATAGGTTCTCAAGGCACTACGGGTTCACAAGGTGCTACAGGTGCTCAAGGCTCTATAGGTTCTCAGGGCACTCAAGGTTTACAAGGTGCAATTGGTTCTCAAGGCACTACAGGTTCTCAGGGTACTCAAGGTTTACAAGGTACGCAAGGCTTAATAGGTGCTCAAGGCTCTATAGGTTCTCAAGGTTCTACTGGATCGCAAGGTACAACAGGTTCCCAAGGAATCATTGGGTCTCAAGGTAGTGACGGTTCTCAAGGAACTCAAGGTTTACAGGGTACGCAAGGTTTACAAGGAACTATAGGTAGCCAAGGCGCAATTGGGTCGCAAGGTTCACTAGGTTCACAAGGTGCTACAGGCTCTCAAGGCAATCAAGGGTTACAAGGAACTCAGGGTTTACAGGGACTACAAGGTTTACAAGGCTCTACTGGGTCTCAAGGTGCAATTGGTTCCCAAGGTGCACAAGGAACTCAAGGAACTTCTATTCAAGGAACTCAAGGTCTTCAAGGTACGCAAGGATTACAGGGCACTCAAGGTCTAAACGGTGCGCAAGGTGTGCAAGGTGCAGAAGCAGGATACGCCACTATTGCAGCTGCTACTGGTGACGTACATGGTGTTGTAAGTAGAAGCGCAGCGACCATATCGTTTAATGATGCTACTCGCGAGTATACTATCGCACCAGTATCAGGCTCATGGACATTCTATCATAAGGGAACATTGCACACTATTAGCACATCTTTGTCGATAACGATTGCTAATACTTCTGGTGCACGATTTATTCGTGTTGACCCGAATACCGATACGCTCGTTGAAGGCGGGTCTGTTCCCGACTTCAAGAATGATACTATTGTTTCTTACATCTATTATAATGCTGCAACTGGTAAGGGTCTAATTCTCGGTGATGAACGTCACGGATTTGAACGTGATACTACATGGCATTCAAATCAGCACCTAAACGTAGGAACAATCTGGCGTTCTGGTGGTACGATATCTTACACGTTAGCGGACGACACTGCTGTTAACATTGGAGTGGGAACACCACTTTTGATTGCTGACGAAGATTTGTTGCATACAATCACTCACTCAGCATCTCCATCAGCTGACTATGAACAGATTCTAACAACATCAGCATCATTGCAAGTATTGTATCTTGATGGTAATGGTTACTATGCTAACACTGCACCAAGTACAACTCCATGGGTTGCTGGTACATCTCTAGCAAGATATAATTCAGTATCAGCAGGGTTAGGTTCTCTAGTAGATGCAACCGAAGGTGAGTATATCACTTACTGGTTGATTGCAACTAATGACATCAGAAATCCTGTTAAGTTGGTAATGGGTCGCGCATCACACGCAAGTATTGATGATGCATACGCGGAAGAATTCCAAGAGTATGGATTGTCATTTGCTGAACAGGTATTCATGTACCAGATTGTTCTGCAAACAAGTTCAGCATTTACTAACAATACACCTAGAGTAGAGATTGCTGCTGTTCGTAAGGTGCTAAGCAAGTTAGCAACTTCGGCATCTACTGTAACTGCTTCTTCACACGGAAGTTTGACTGGTCGCGATTCAGCTGACCAACACCCAACTTCAGCAATTACCGGACTAGATTCAACGCTTGCTAGCATCTATTCTGCCGCAAACAGCGCAGCAAATACTGTTATGGTATCGGCTAACAGCGGTTCTACTTTAGCAAGCAAGCAACTAAACTTCGTTAACACATCTACAATTCTTGTTTCTGTTGGGGCAGGAACAGGCAGCAATGCTAATGTATCTTTTACTGTTGATAGTAGTAATCCTGCGCTAATTGGTCCGCAAGGTGTTCAGGGCGTTCAAGGTCTTCAAGGGACGCAGGGTACGCAAGGACTTCAGGGTCTTCAGGGTCTACAGGGTCTACAGGGAATACAAGGCATTCAGGGTGTCCAAGGAACGCAAGGCGCAGAAGGACCACCTCCTGCTACTACAACGTATACAGCGCAGTCAATATCGCTGACGAATGGTGTTTACGTTTCTGGTGCTTTGTCTGACATTCAAACGTTTAATGATGGTAACCAATACATTCTAACTGACGGTTCTAACACCGGACCAGCATGGATTGTATCTGTTGGATTTACTGGCGTCACAACATTTAATCAAGTTGACTTGAATATTGCATATACTCAATCTTCTGGTCACACAATTTATATCCAATTATGGAATTATAATACTTCTGTTTACGACAACATTGGTTACTATAATGGTCTTGGGGGCTATCAACAGTTCCAACTTGGTGTAATTTCTAGCGCCAACTATATTAACGGCGGCGCTGTAGAAGTAAGATTGTATCATAGCAATACTGGTAATCCTGCACACCAAACGAATATTGACTTTGTTGCTATCTTAGATACTCCAGCTGGTGGGCAGGGTCTAAGAGGACTACAAGGTACTACAGGTTCTCAAGGTAGTGACGGCGCTCAAGGCACTACGGGTTCACAAGGTGCTCAAGGTCTTCAGGGATTACAAGGTCTTCAAGGTTCACAAGGTGCAATAGGTTCTCAAGGCACTACAGGGTCTCAAGGCACTACAGGGTCTCAAGGTGCTCAAGGTCTTCAGGGTTTACAAGGAACTCAAGGTCTTCAAGGTTCACAAGGTGCAATAGGTTCTCAAGGTACTACGGGTTCACAAGGTGCTCAAGGTCTTCAGGGATTACAAGGTTCACAAGGTGCAATAGGTTCTCAAGGCACTACAGGGTCTCAAGGTGCACAAGGTCTTCAAGGTTCACAAGGTGCAATAGGTTCTCAAGGCACTACAGGTTCTCAAGGTAGTGACGGCGCTCAAGGCACTACGGGTTCACAAGGTGCTCAAGGTCTTCAGGGATTACAAGGTTCTGGCTCTCAAGGCACTACAGGGTCTCAAGGCACTACGGGTTCACAAGGTGCTCAAGGTCTTCAGGGATTACAAGGTCTAACAGGTTCTCAAGGCGCTACTGGCTCTCAAGGTGCTCAAGGTCTTCAGGGTAAAACTGGCGATAAGGCTGGATTACGCTATAATTTTAGCACCACTACAACTATGGCTGACCCAGGTAGTGGAAATTTTAGATTTAATAGTGGTACTCTAACAAGCGTAACTGCAGTTGCGATATCTGATAATGATGTTACTGCTGGTGTTGCTATTGATTGGGGTTCATATTTCTTAAGTTGGGACGATTCAACAAATACTACCGTTAAGGGGCATATGCATGTTGAGTCCAATATTCCGGGTGATGGCACATACGCTATTTTTGAAGTCACTGCCGTAATTAATAATGGCACATGGACACAAGTTACCGTACAAAATCCGGCAGGTTTCCCGCCTATCAATACCGAAGCCTGTACAATTTGGTTTGCTAGAGCAGGCGATTTGGGCGCACAAGGTCTTCAGGGTTTACAGGGTTTACAGGGTTCTGGTGCTCAAGGCGCAACGGGGTCTCAAGGTGCTCAAGGACTACAGGGGCTACAGGGAGTAGGTGCTCAAGGCTCTACTGGCTCTCAAGGTTCTACTGGGTCTCAAGGCTCTACAGGTTCCCAAGGTGCAACTGGTTCACAAGGCGCTCAAGGTCTTCAGGGACTACAAGGTTTACAAGGCTCTACTGGGTCTCAAGGCGCAACGGGGTCTCAAGGTGCAACTGGTTCACAAGGCGCTCAAGGTCTTCAGGGGCTACAGGGATTACAAGGCACTACTGGGTCTCAAGGCTCTACTGGGTCTCAAGGCGCAACGGGGTCTCAAGGTGCAACTGGTTCACAAGGTGCAACTGGTTCACAAGGCGCTCAAGGTCTTCAGGGGCTACAGGGATTACAAGGCACTACTGGGTCTCAAGGCTCTACAGGTTCCCAAGGTGCAACTGGTTCACAAGGCTCTACTGGGTCTCAAGGTGCTCAAGGACTACAGGGATTAGGTTCTCAGGGTGCAACGGGTTCTCAAGGTTCTACTGGCGCTCAAGGTGCTCAAGGTCTTCAGGGATTACAAGGTCTAACAGGTTCTCAAGGCGCTACTGGCTCTCAAGGCACTACTGGTTCACAAGGTGCTCAGGGATTACAGGGCATGCAAGGACTACAGGGTGTACAAGGTTCTGGTTCTCAAGGAGCAACTGGTTCGGCAGGCGCTGGAGTTACATACTTTACCTTTGGCGGTACTGGAACACCAACAACAGGCACGGATAAGACGCCATATCTTCGCGTCCCCGCTGCATTGACCGCATCATTGGGTAGTTTGGTTGCTAAAACCGCACCAAGCGGAGGAAGTTTTACTGCTACAGTTCTAAAATCTGCAGACAACGGTTCAACTTTCCCCACAACAGTTGCATGGGTAGAAGTAACAACTGGTAACAAGGTAAATACAAACTCTACAACAACTGCTTTGTCAACAGGCGATTTGCTAAGACTAGATATATCTGCGGTTAATGGCGCAGCAGATTGGACATTTACGGTATCATCATCATGACATTACTAGCAACTAAGATAGCAGAAGTTGTTGACCAAGCGATTGCTAATAATGAACATATTGCTTGGAGAGGGCTACTTGATACGCAGATGTGGAAAGTTGTAGTCGAATACCACCAAGAAAAAAATGAAATATTAATCAGAGCGAAAAGACGCGATGATGGTAGCGGAGAACCTGAATAATGGCTTTACGAACAAAAACGATTGAATACGCTTTTAATTTTTCTACTGCAACTAGAACAAGTGCTGCAACAACATCATTTACACAAATTGCCGCACTTGCTATTCCAGAAACAACCAGTAGAACTTTTCGTTCTGTAATTTTACAATTTTTTGCCCCTGATGCTGAAGATACGGCAACATCAGCTAGCACAATTGTCATGAGTATAACACTAGGCGGTTCTGGTGCTAGTTCCGCTACGATCAGTGGACAAACGTTAGTTAATTCTGGCGAAAACTATTCTATGATGTTTTGGAGAGATGTAACTTCATATTTTCAAAGCAGCTTTACGGGTACGTCGCACACTTGCGACGCATCTATTGCGATTACTGGTCCGCAAACTATCAATCATTCGGCTAAACTTATCATTACATATGAGTACGATGATAGCGCGGAAACAACAAGAATTAAGACAGTTAGAATTCCTATTGATGGCAATAACGGCGCATTAACTACTGCATTAACTACAGTTGGACAGGCTAGCCAGATTCCTGCACTAGATACTTTCTTGCCAGAAGCGTCTAAGACATATAGAGATATTTTTTTTGAAGTTTGGAGTCACACCGGCACAACAGCGGCTACATCGGCTACAATGACTATGCGCTATAACGGCGCAACCTCATTAACTTCTGGTCAATTCTCAAACGCTACTGGTACTACTAACACGCCAAGTCTTAACACTGATAGGTCTATTATTCGCATAGACAAGTTGTTGGGCACTTTAGGTACAGCAGGCGCAAATACTGTAGAAGCCAGCGTCACCAGCACTACAGGTTGCCCATTTAATTGTCTTGGTGGCGTTTTGGTTGTTACATATGAATATGACCATTCTACTTCTACGACAATTTTAAATTCTTTGCAAATTCCTATCGTTGACGAAGCAGGGTTTATGGGAGGACCAACTTCCGCAGACCGTTCTAGATTTAGAGCATCGTATTTTATTCAAGAACCAGAAACAATAACATTGGTGCAATCTGGTGTTCTATTTTCGTGTATTGATGCTGGCGCGCTCACCTATATATTTAATGCTGGAGCGCAGACAGACAGAACATTTACTCATCCAGCAACAGCACGAGCAGGTTGCGTCTTTCATACTAGAAGAGTAGATTCTGGCGCATTAGGCGGGGCTGGCATAACACTCGCAAGAGGATTAAACGAATTTACTTTTGAATACTATGCAACAAGCGGAACTACGGGTAATATCGGGTCTAACGCTTCTGGTATTTTGTATCTAAACTATTATAGTGGCAAACATGCTGACGGTGATGGCGCTCACGCACATACGACTAGTTGGATACACACTGGGTACATGGCATCTACACTCTTGCAAAGATATCAGTACACACCAAATACGATTCCAATAATTAATGAGACAAATTATTGGATTACTTCTACAGGATTCGAAATTGTATTAATTACTTCAGGAACGGCTTCCGGTTCTTTAGGTATATCATTACAAGCAGAAATACAATCTGGAGAATCCCAAGGTGCGGGTTGGAGAGATTTATATACTTCGATATACGCATCAGACGCCGAAATGGGAACTTCTGTAATTTGGGGTAGAGCGCGTCCTGACTTTAAGAGATATCCTAATGACATGGACTCAGAAAGATTATCGTTAGAAACATCTAGAACATTTAGATTTGACTGTTCGCTAACTTCAGTTGGTCAAATTCGTCAATTAGTTACATGGCATTCCATAACATATACTTTATCCGGGACAGTGACCGGTAGCGACGCTGGAACAGTAACTATTGACATGTATCGTTCTGATACCTTAGAAAAATTAGATAGTACATCGCGCACTGGAGATGGTTCTTTCTCGTTTACTTGGTACGATGATACTATTCCATTATATCTTATAGCATACGATTCTACTAATAAGGTAATTACTGATTCACAACTAGTTGGTGTGGCGTTTAGCGTCGACTTATCTGGCGGCGGAGGCGGTGGTGGACCAACATATTATTCGTATGTGTAATGCCCCTAAATATTCTTGATTCTTTAGCAAGAGTATTGTAAATGGCAGATTTTCCAGCCGGACCTACACCGGGACAAACATTTACTTCAGACGACGGTACAGTTTGGACATGGTCCGGTTATTCTTGGAAGGCTGGCGGCTGGGCAGCTTCTGGCGGAACAGGAATACAAGGAACACAAGGTACTCAAGGTGCAGGAAACATTGGTTCTGATGGCGCGCAAGGTTCTCAGGGTACTACTGGGTCACAAGGCGCTCAAGGCACTTCAATTCAAGGTTCTACAGGTTCTCAAGGTACTACTGGGTCACAAGGCGCTCAAGGCACTTCAATTCAAGGTTCTACAGGTTCTCAAGGCGCTCAAGGATTACAAGGAACTCAGGGACTAACTGGTACTGGAGTTGCCATTATCGGTAGTGTTTCTACCGCAGCAAATTTACCTGACCCTTATACCGGAAATATTGGTGATGGCTATATCGTACAGGACAGTGGACATCTCTATATCTATAACGGTTCTACTTGGGATGATGTTGGTACTATTGTTGGTCCTCAAGGTGTTCAAGGTTTACAAGGTTCAGGTTCGCAAGGAACTACTGGTTCACAAGGAACAATAGGGTCACAAGGCGCAACTGGTTCTCAAGGTGCTACGGGGTCACAGGGTTCAACTGGTTCTCAAGGTACACAAGGTCTTCAGGGATTACAAGGTTTACAGGGTCGTCAGGGGCTACAAGGTTTACAAGGCAACCAAGGTCTTCAGGGACAACAAGGTACTCAAGGAACTCAGGGTCTAACTGGTCCTATTGCTGGTAGTAATAAACAAATTCTTTATAATGATGGCGGCTCTGCACAGGGTATTTCTACTCTAACGTTCGAGAAATCTAATAATACGCTTTTCTTTACTGGTAACGTAATCTATACAGGTAACACTGTAGACTTACCAACGTTAACTGTTGCAACAAATACAACAGTATCGGACAACGCCGCTGGTAAGATTATTATCGTTAACAACGGCGCATCAGACGTAACCATAACATTCGCTACTGCATTAACTCCTGGATTTGCAACTTCTGTATTTCGCAAGGGTACTGGTAACGTAACGATTGCTGCCGGTGCTGGCGTTTCAAAAGTTAATTCAGCGTCGTTTATCTCTAGTAATATCGCTATTGCTAACGCAACCGCAACAGTTGTTTATAGCGCGACAAATGAGATCTTATTGCTTGGCGATATCCAGACCAATGGTATCACGGGTCCGCAAGGTACTCAAGGCACACAAGGTCTTCAGGGTTATGGTGGCACTTCGGGCGGTGAAGGTTCTCAAGGTGCTCAAGGTACACAAGGTCTTCAGGGATTACAAGGTTTACAGGGTCGTCAGGGATTACAAGGTCTACAAGGAACCACTGGTTCTCAAGGAACTACTGGGTCACAGGGTTTAACTGGTTCTCAAGGTACTCAAGGTCTTCAGGGATTACAAGGTCTACAAGGAACCACTGGTTCTCAAGGAACTACTGGGTCACAGGGTTTAACTGGTTCTCAAGGTACAACAGGTTCTCAAGGGACTCAGGGATTACAAGGTCTTCAGGGTCTTCAGGGGCGACAAGGTACTCAAGGAACTCAGGGTCTAACTGGTCCTATCGCTGGCTCTAATAAACAGATATTGTACAATGATGGAGGTTCTGCGCAAGGTATCTCTACTCTGACGTTTGAGAAATCTAACAATACTTTATTCTTCACGGGCAACGTAATCTATACAGGTAATACAGTAGACTTACCGACATTGACCGTCACGTCTTCGACGACAGTATCGGACAACGCCGCTGGTAAGATTATAATCGTTAACAATGGCGTATCGGACGTAACCATAACTTTTGCGACCGCATTAACTCCGGGTTTCGCAACATCAGTATTCCGCAAAGGCACTGGTAACGTTACAATTGCTGCTGGTGCTGGCGTTACGAAAGTTAACTCAGCATCGTTTATCTCAAGTAATATTGCTATCTCTAATGCAACAGCAACAGTTGTTTATAGCGCGACAAATGAGATATTGCTCTTAGGCGATATCCAGACCAATGGTATCACGGGTCCGCAAGGTACTCAAGGCACACAAGGTCTTCAGGGTTTCGCTGGAGGTACAGGTGGTGAGGGTACTCAAGGTGCTCAGGGAACTCAAGGCACACAAGGTCTTCAGGGGCTACAAGGATTACAAGGTAGAATAGGTGCTCAGGGTGCTACTGGGTCTCAGGGCACAACTGGTTCACAAGGTGCTACAGGTTCCCAAGGCGCTACAGGGTCTCAAGGCTCTACTGGTTCTCAAGGCGCTCAAGGAACTCAAGGCACAACTGGGTCTCAGGGCACAACTGGGTCACAAGGTTCTACTGGTTCTCAAGGCGCTCAGGGATTACAAGGTCTTCAGGGTCTTCAAGGGCGTCAAGGAACTCAAGGAACTCAGGGTCTAACTGGTCCTATTGCCGGTAGCAATAAACAAATATTGTATAACGATGGAGGCTCTGCACAGGGCATCTCTACTCTAACGTTCGAAAAATCTAACAATACTTTATTCTTTACAGGCAATGTAATCTACACGGGCAACACGGTAGATTTACCGACGTTGACCGTCACATCTTCTACTACAGTATCAGATAATGCTGCCGGCAAAATAATAATTGTCAATAATGGAATAAGCGACGTAACAATCACCTTTGCTGCTGCATTAACTCCGGGTTTCGCAACATCAGTATTCCGCAAAGGTACAGGCAATGTTATAATCGCTGCCGGTGCTGGCGTCTCAAAGGTCAACTCGGCATCGTTTATTTCAAGTAATATCGCTATTGCTAATGCAACTGCTACTGTAGTCTATTCTGCTACTAATGAGATTCTATTACTTGGTGATATCCAGACCAATGGTATCACGGGTCCGCAAGGTACTCAGGGTACACAAGGTTTGCAAGGTTTTGCTGGAGGTACAGGCGGTGAGGGTACTCAAGGTGCTCAGGGAACTCAGGGTACACAAGGTCTTCAGGGATTACAGGGTAGAATAGGCGCTCAAGGCGCAACAGGTTCACAAGGCTCTACTGGTTCTCAAGGTTCTACTGGTTCTCAAGGTTCTACTGGTTCTCAAGGTTCTACAGGTGCTCAAGGAACTCAAGGTACTCAGGGACTACAAGGTTCAATAGGTGCTCAAGGAACTACTGGTTCCCAAGGTTCTACTGGCGCTCAGGGCGCAACGGGATCTCAAGGCTCTACAGGTTCTCAGGGCGCAACGGGATCTCAAGGCTCTACAGGTTCTCAGGGCGCTACAGGTTCTCAGGGTACTCAGGGACTACAAGGTCTTCAAGGGCGTCAAGGCTTACAGGGAACTCAGGGTCTAACTGGTCCTATCGCTGGCTCTAATAAACAGGTATTATACAATGATGGCGGCAGTGCCCAGGGCATCTCTACTCTAACGTTTGAGAAATCTAACAATACGCTTTTCTTTACAGGCAATGTAATCTATACAGGTAATACAGTAGATTTGCCGACCATGACCGTCGCATCTTCTACTACAGTATCAGACAACGCTGCTGGTAAGATTATCATTGTCAATAATGGAATAAGCGACGTAACAATCACTTTTGCTACTGCATTGACTCCAGGTTTTGCGACCAGCGTATTCCGTAAGGGTACTGGTAACGTTATAATCGCTGCTGGTGCTGGCGTTACGAAAGTTAATTCTGCTTCTTTCATAAGCAGCAATATAGCGATCTCTAATGCAACAGCAACAGTCGTATATTCTGCTACTAATGAGATTCTATTACTCGGTGATATCCAGACTAACGGAATTACTGGCGCTCAGGGTGTACAAGGTACACAAGGCGTCCAGGGTTTCGGTGGAGGTACAGGCGGTGAGGGTTCTCAAGGCGCACAGGGAACTCAGGGTACACAAGGTCTTCAGGGATTACAAGGATTACAAGGATTACAAGGCAGAATAGGTGCTCAGGGTGCAACAGGGTCACAAGGTTCTACAGGTTCTCAAGGTGCTCAAGGATTACAGGGTCTTCAAGGATCTACAGGTTCTCAGGGCGCTACAGGTTCTCAGGGTACTCAGGGTACACAAGGTCTTCAAGGATTAACTGGTCCTTCAACTCTATTAAACGCTACCGCAACAACTGGCGGCACAAATTACTACGTTGTTGGTGTTGCGGCAACAGGCAGCAATCAGACACCATATGCTAACGCCGGAGTTTATTTTAACGGCTCAAATGTTGGTATTGGTACGTCTGGCGCGCTCACATACAAATTACAGGTTAATGGTTCATTTGCTGCTACAACCAAATCATTCGTAATTACCCACCCAACCAAACCTGAAAAGAAATTGCGTTATGCGTCTCTTGAAGGACCAGAAAACGGCGTGTATGTTCGCGGCAGGGAGCAAACAACTGCTATCCAACTTCCCGATTATTGGGAAGCATTGGTTGATATGAATAGCATTACCGTTAACTTGACGCCAGTTGGTCACTTCCAGACACTTTCTGTTATTGCAATATCCAATAACCATATTATGATTGGCTCTTCACACGAAGAAGTAGATTACTATTACACAGTGTATGCAGAGCGTAAAGACGTAGAAAAATTAATAGTAGAGGTTGATTAATCATGATACCAGATAACATTAGGCTACTTGGATTGATAGTAAACACAAAGCCATATACATATGTTGGAAATACGGTTGACTGCACATACTCGACATATATCGAAGTTAATGATTTGCGAGAACTAAAAACTTCTATAGAAACAGAAAAAGAAAATGGTTCGTATTCCGATGACAAGTTAAGAGAATACAACGATGACATTTTTTTCTTAGATACCCTAATCACTAACCTTGAGAATGCTTAATGGCTATTATTTACAGTAACAGAAATGATAGCGCATCAGCGCACTCAAATGTAAGTGCACTTTCTACATCAACTTGGGTTGGTGGAGTTGTTCCTGTTGCTGCTGACCAGGTTTATGTCGTTGGTAGAAGAACAACTATAAACCAGACTGCTATCGCGAAGTGGGTTGGAACAACAACCATTACCGTAGCAAGCACAACTAATTTTGCAACAAGTGGATTTTTCTATACGGTAACTAATCGCGGTGAAATTGTAAAGATTAATTACACCGGGACTACAGCAACAACATTTACAGGTTGTTCTGTGGATGAAACCGACCCATTCTACACGTGGGACTATAATGCAGTAAGCAATACAACAGACACTATTCCAAATGCGGCATACGTTCATAATCCTGCATATATTCTAGAGATAGGCGCAGATGAAACTTTTGAGTGTGATGAACTCATCATACAGGAAGGTGGTTGGTTATATTTAAAGGCAGGTGGCACGTTAAAATTAAACAAGGGCTTAATTCTTAGAGACGGTAGATTTACTGGCAGAGAAACAGGAAACGTTGTAATCACTCGTCCTGCGGGAACTACTGCAGCAAGCACCGTCGGTTATTTTCAGACAGAAAACTATCAGATTTCTATTTTGGATATTGATGGCGGAGAAGTGAGAACCTATGGAACACTATCTGCTACGGCAAATGCAGGAAATTGCTATGTTTCCGTAACTGGTGTAACCAACGGAAGTTTTGCTGTTGGCGATGAAGTTGCAATATACGTTGACAATGACTATAGAAGAAGAGACGTTGGGTATCTTGGGTACAGAGACGCGGCATGTCATCACGGCGATAAAGATGAAGGGCTTGATGTTTGTGGCGTGAATGGTAGCACGATATATCTTTCTCGAAGAAATGCAGTAAAAGGCGAAATTAAATCTGTCGCTACAGCAGGTTCTCAAAAAGTTTTACAGGTTCGTCCTGAATCAACATACTTCAATGCTGGCGACAAAGTAGTCATTGACAACGTTGCATATACTATTGACAGCGTTGAAGACTCTGAGATAACTCTGTATGATTATGACTTCACTAACACCGGAACCAGTTTAACAGATTTTTGGGTAAATGATACTGCAAATTCTGCATACAGCGGAAGTTGGGAAATAGAAAGCGGTGTTGGTCTCCGTAACCTAAGTGGCGGTTACAGAGAACTTGTTCACAAATATTTTTGGGGTCGAGAAGTTGTTGTTGAAGCAGAAATGTCTCCCCTATCTGCATACGATAGCGGTACAAGAGGTACAACCGCATTTGGCATAATAACTTCTTATGACCCTGCGTTTTTACTCGGGCATAGAGGTTATGACTCTTTTAAAACCGACTACCTTACCAATGACGATGGCGGTCAAGACCTCTTATTCTATATTAGAGCAGTGTCTAATTACAATAACAATAGAGCCGATAGAGATGCTACAACATTAGCAATAAGTCGTGCTCCTGCGATGTATCGAGTTGATACGCGAAAAATGCGCACTACTGTAACCATAGGTGGCGAAGAATTTACTACGGAATATAGAAGAGATGGCGGCTTTAAGGGAACAGTTGGTATATACACAAACCTCAATACCAATTTTAGATGCCGTTCTTTGCGCATTAAACTACCAACACAAAAATTATACATTACTACAGGCAATAGCATAACAAACGGTAGCACCGTTTACGAAAGCGGATTAGAACACAATCATCCGTCTGGCAGCAAAATTGTTAAGATTGCGTCGGTAACTGCTGGCGGCGGTCATACAGATTATGCATTTACATATCTTGGGCGCAATGGTAGCGGAATATACCCAACGATAATGCAATTAAACGGGACCAATACCGTAAGCGGAAGTTTTCCGTATTTACTTAATCATGACTTTAATGCAGACTATTATTATAATCTAGGTGAAAGTGCTGCTCAACGTTCTGTAACGATAGATTTGAAGGTACAAAGAACATTTACTCACGTTTCATTCTTACCAAGAACTGCAGATAGTTCAGGGCACTATGGATACAATGGTGTTGCAGTTTATGGTTCTAATGATGCGACAAATTGGACAACTTTATACGGTCCTACAAATGATACGAAGAAATGGTATGGCGGTGGTGGCACCTATAATAAACTAGCATATTATCCGACAGGAACCGTAACATACCGATATGTTAAATTTGAAACAACAGGTGACCAGGGCGGTCTAGCGAGAAACCGCTATGTTAACATTGGTGTACATGATTTTAGCGAAGGTTACACTATCATTGTAAACAACGCAAGCGATTTTGCTGTTGGTGATAAAATTACTGTCGCTAATGTTTCTGGATATGCTAGAAGTGCAACTGAGTTTGAGGGATACTATGCGATAACTACTGGTGGCGGTAATCCAGAATCGTACTACCATGGTGGATGGTATCCTGAATGCACAATTACAAGCAAGTCTGGAAACAAACTATTTTTAGATAAACCCATATTCTGGGGTTTTATTGAAGATGATTCTCCGTTAACTGTCATTAAACTAAACAAAAACTTTAGCATAAAGGGCACTATCAATACTGGTAGCACCAGTTTTAATGATTGGCGTTGGCCAGATATAACTTTATCTGCTGGTACTGCTTTGGGCAGAATCCATAAGATGAAACACATGCGCACCGATTATGTCGGAAGTTATCGGTATTCAGGTTCTACCTCATATAATAGAGGATTTAGAAACTATAGCCAAGATTATTGGAACTGTGCATTGTTTGATGGTATCGTCCATATGTTAGGACCAGACGGAACAACTTGGGCAGGAGTTGGTAATTATTTGGCTCACGGCATATTCCGAAATAGCGTAGCAATAGGAATGTATACAGGTTATTGGCAATATGGCGCATTATCTTATGCTGGTCCTGCATATTATAATAATAAAATATTACACTGTCTAGGCTATGGTTTTTATCAGGGTGCTACGACTAGACAATTTGTATTCAATTACAATGAGATTGCAACTATTGGAGATTACGGCATCGCAATTAGTGGCACCGCAAGAACAGATAGAATGATAATGCCGCATTTTAATGAATTAAGATATAATGATATTAAAGGCACTTCTTATACAGGGCTGTATCTATATTATGAGGGAGCTGGTCCTGTTCGAACCTCTAGATTAAGAATAGAAAATAATAAAATAAGAGGGGTGGATGAATTAGCGTATGTCGGAAATTCTTTTGATGGTTGGCCATCTGTCAATTCAGATTTTATGGCACAGCATACTGGCGAACGCATGAGCAGATACAGAAATGAAGGTATATTTGCGCAGGGTGATACATCTAGCGATTTAAGTTATGTCGGTAAACAAGAAAATTTTGGTAGATTTGGTTACGATATTGTAAATGGCGTTTATACTATCTTAGAAAAAGACCCATCTAGACCAGAAGTAACTAGAATCTATAACATGAATGGAGACGACTATTTGTGGTTATTTGGTATAGAAGTTGAGGTGCTAGATAACGTTGATGTAGAAATTGCAGTGCAGTTTAATTACAAGATACCTTGGATGGGCAGACTTCAAGACGACGGTAATCTAGATGGTCAGGTCCGCGTGTATAGTTTGCAAAACGGCAATGTTGTTACTTCTGTAAATGGAACTACCCCTGCCAGTGCAGCAGGTTGGCAAACATTTAATCAAACTTACACGTTTAGTTCTCTGTACGGAAGAATCGGCGTATTCGTGACGCGAGATGCGCAAAACGGATACATAGACATTAAAAATTCTTCTGCAACGGTTTATACAGATTACCCGGACAAGGTTAAAATTGTAGGAAATACTTTTAATTTGTCTTCAATTTGGGACCAATATCGAGAAAAGCGATACATGAAGAGATTGACGCAAGGTAGCAACAGGGCAATAAATATGACGCGAGTGTCATTTTAGGTAGTACAATGGCTAAAGATGTAATCATAACCCCAGCAGCATCTAATATAGAGTTTCAAGACACTAGCACAACCGTGGCTAGAGTTTACGAATCTGCTGGAGATTTGTATATTGATGCAACAGGAGCAATTGTTCTTGGAAACGGCACGCCCTCAGATGTACAATTAGGAAATGCAACCACTTCCGTTGCGCTAAATTTTCTTGGTGGTGGCTCTATTTCTTCTTCAGGAAATAACCTAGACATCGGAGAAACCGGGGATACTGTCAATTTAAACGTGACTGGCGTCACCTACAACTTCCCGTCAACTCTTGTAACAACATCAGACTATACGGCATCTGATGTATTAACAAAGATAAAGACTGTTGACGGTTCCGGTTCGGGGTTAGATGCAGACCTGCTAGATGGATTAAGCAGTGCAGCATATGCGCAAGTTTCTGGTGCCACGTTTACTGGAAACGTAAACTTTTCTTCAGCAGCTAATGTGCATGTGCAAAGATTGCTAGTTAGTGCTAACGGCTTTACGAGTAATTCTTCTTCATTAAACGAAACTGTTAGAATATTTGCTCCTGGTGGAGCAGCATACAGCTCTACTTCTTCATCCGTAACCGGAGCATTTAAGATAAGATTGCCTCAGTATCGCACTGATACTATGATGCGCATGACTATTCAGATGTATGATTATACTGGTAGTGCTGTCGGTAATTCTAGAACAATAGAACTCGGGGGGTACAACTATAGCGTTGGTTCTTGGTACAACTATTTTGCAGTGCAATCTTCAATGGAAGGTGTCTCTGCGCTAAATGTTCGATTTGGTCATGATGGCACATATAATTGTATATGGATTGGAGAAACTAGTTCTACTTGGAGTTATCCAAAAGTATTCGTAACAGAATTTTTAGCAGGACACTCTAACTCAACGCCGGAAAGATGGGCAGATGACTGGGCAATAAGCCTAGTGACATCTTTTGACACAGTAGAAAATGGTCCTGTAACTGCTTCATTGGGCGCATTAACAGCTGCGCAGATTTTAGCGAAACTTGTTACCGTTGACGGCGCAAGTTCTGGATTAGATGCAGACTTACTCGATGGTCAGCATGGTTCATATTATGCTGCACTTAATGGTGCAACTTTTACTGGTCCTGTAGTACATAGCGGCAATACAACATCAACAAGCAATGTATTCGATTTGCCCGCGATTACTGTAACTTCTTCTACCACTGTTTCTGATAACGCTGCAGGTAAGATTATTATCGTCAACAACGGTATATCTGATGCAACTATCACCTTTAATCCTGCTACTACAGCAGGGTTCGCTACTAGCGTCTTTAGAAAGGGTACAGGCAATGTTATAATCGCTGCTGGCGCAGGCGTCACCAAAATTAACTCGGCATCGTTCATTAGCGGCAATATTGCAATTTCAAACGCAACAGCAACTGTAGTCTATTCTGCAACTAACGAAATTTTGTTGTTAGGGGATATTCAAACTAACGGTATCACGGGTCCTCAAGGCACTCAGGGTGTACAAGGTGTACAAGGTACACAAGGCGTCCAGGGTTTCGGTGGAGGCACAGGTGGAACAGGTACTCAAGGTGCTCAGGGAACTCAAGGAACTCAAGGTACACAAGGTCTTCAGGGACTACAAGGGCTACAAGGTAGAATAGGCGCTCAAGGCGCAACAGGTTCTCAAGGTTCTACTGGGTCTCAAGGTTCTACAGGTTCTCAAGGTGCTCAAGGAACTCAAGGACTACAAGGTTCAATAGGTGCTCAAGGAACTACTGGTTCCCAAGGTGCTACAGGTTCACAAGGTGCTACTGGTTCTCAAGGCTCTACAGGTTCTCAGGGCGCTACGGGTTCTCAGGGTACTCAGGGACTACAAGGTTCAATAGGTGCTCAAGGAACTACTGGTTCCCAAGGTACTCAAGGTCTACAAGGATTAGGTTCCCAAGGCACAACAGGATCTCAAGGATTACAAGGTCTACAGGGTCTACAAGGGCGTCAAGGTCTACAAGGCGTTCAAGGTCTAACGGGACCAACTGGCAATAACATTGTTGTAACTGATACTAGATCAGGAACTACAACACCAGAAACTTTCGCAAGTCCAAAATTTGCTGTAGATTTTAAGCAGCTCACGACTGAAAGTTTAACAGATTCCGGTACATATTTTGGAGAAGTCAGTTTCCGTCCATATGGCAGCACAACTGACTGGACTGGTGGACCTGCTCACCAATTAGGTTTTCCTGGAAGCGGTAACGTTTGGCATCGTTGGGGTTCAAGCACTACTTGGGGAAGTTGGTACAGATTATTAGATACTAGAGATTTCACTAACGGCTTTACCGTAAGTGGTCCTGTAATACATAGCGGTAATACAACGTCAACAAGTAACGTTTTTGACTTACCGACGTTGACGGTTACGACAAACACTACAGTATCAGATAACGCTGCCGGTAAGATTATCATTGTTAACAACGGTATATCTGATGTAACTATTACATTTGCAACTGCGGCAACTACAGGGTTTGCTACAAGCGTCTTTAGAAAAGGCACCGGTAACGTTATAATTGCTGCTGGCGCAGGCGTCACTAAGTCTAATTCTGCATCTTTTATTAGCGGCAATATTGCAATCTCTAATGCAACTGCTACTGTAGTCTATTCTGCTACCAATGAAATTATTCTTTTGGGTGATATTCAGACTAACGGGGTTACTGGTGTTCAAGGTGTACAAGGGCTTGCTGGAAGTAGTGCAGGTCAAGGAACACAAGGCGTTCAAGGTACTCAAGGAACTATAGGTGCTCAAGGCTCTACTGGCGCTCAAGGAACTATAGGTGCTCAGGGCACAACAGGATCTCAAGGTGCTCAAGGACTACAGGGTCTTCAAGGATTACAGGGTAGAATAGGCGCTCAAGGTGCTACTGGTTCTCAGGGTGCGACGGGTTCTCAGGGTGCTACAGGTTCTCAAGGTTCTACTGGCGCTCAAGGTGCTACCGGATCTCAAGGTGCTCAGGGATTACAGGGTCTCCAAGGATTAGGTTCTCAAGGTACAATAGGTGCTCAAGGCTCTACTGGGTCTCAAGGTACACAAGGTCTTCAGGGATTACAAGGATTACAAGGTAGGATAGGTGCTCAAGGAACTACAGGTTCACAAGGTGCTCAAGGGCTACAAGGGTTACAAGGATTAGGTTCTCAAGGCACAATAGGTGCTCAGGGTACAACAGGGTCTCAGGGCACACAAGGTCTTCAGGGATTACAAGGATTAGGTTCTCAAGGCACTACAGGTTCACAAGGTGCAACTGGGTCTCAAGGCGCTCAAGGACTACAGGGTCTTCAAGGATTACAGGGTAGAATAGGCGCTCAAGGTGCTACTGGTTCACAAGGTGCTCAGGGATTACAGGGTCTTCAAGGATTAGGTTCTCAAGGCACAATAGGTGCTCAGGGTACAACAGGCTCTCAGGGCACACAAGGTCTTCAGGGATTACAGGGCAGAATAGGTGCTCAAGGCGCAACAGGTTCTCAAGGCTCTACTGGTTCACAAGGCTCTACTGGTTCACAAGGCTCTACTGGTTCTCAAGGTGCAACTGGTTCACAAGGTGCTCAGGGATTACAGGGTCTTCAAGGATTAGGTTCTCAAGGCTCTACTGGGTCTCAAGGTACACAAGGTCTTCAAGGATTACAGGGATTACAAGGTAGGATAGGCGCTCAAGGTGCTACAGGTTCGCAAGGTTCTACTGGGTCACAAGGTGCTCAAGGTTTATTGGGTACTCAGGGAACTACAGTTGTTCCTAGATCAACAACTACAACAACTCTTGTTGTTGGTGACGTTGGTAAATGCGTTGACGCCACTGCCGGTATTACTGTACCTAACGCGACATTTGCTGCTGGAGACGTGGTAAGCATATATGCTAATAATTCCGCTGGCATTACGATTACTCAAGGTGCAAGTTTATCATTACGTCTTGCTGGGTCAACATCATCTGGTAATAGAACGCTTGCCGGGAATGGCATATGCACAATTTGGTTTTCTAATCCATCTATTGCAATAATATCTGGGGCAGGGTTAACATGAGTGCGCATCAAATGCTTATGGCAAGAGAACAACTTACTTTTGTTGATTTTACTTTAGTTGCAACAGCAAGTGCATCTAATTTAACATATCCAGTTTGTTCCGGACCAACTATCGGATATAGTACGGCATCGACTGGAGATTCTATAACGCCATCTTCCTTTAGAGGAATTACTATAAATCGAATGGCGTCGTCGTTAGTGTACTTTGCAGACGATCTAGAATTAAGTTGTATATTTGACGATTTATCGAGTTTTACGGAATTCCAATTAGCGTCTGCGCCATCTGCAGGGCAAAACTTCTTTAAACGTATTGAATTTTGGAATTCAACTTACACCACAAAAACAGCAACACTGAATGCATCTGATGCATCATATTCTGCTGGGCTTTGGACTTGGAGCGCATCTTATCCGATTGGTTCAGCAGGAACGTACTATCTAAGAATAGTATATTCGCCTACAACCTAAATACAGTAAATTCTCTAGGAATCTATAATGGCAAAACCTACAACAAAGACAGAACTAAAAGATTATTGCCTGCGCAGACTAGGATTTCCAGTAATTGACATTAACGTCGATGACGACCAAGTTGATGATAGAATAGATGACGCTTTACAGAAATTTGCAGATTTCCATTATGATGGCGTGCATAAAGATTACCTTGCTGTACAAATTACCACAGCAGAAAAAGCAAATGGGTATGTAACTTTGCCAGACTCTGTTACAGGCGTAACTCGTATCCTTAAGATTAATAGCGAGTCTGTAGGAAGTAGCGGAAGCGACTTTAACATGTTTGATATCAATTATCAACTTCGCCTAAATGAACTCTACGACTTCACTTCTTCGTCTTACCAATATTATTGGATAGCAAGAACTCACATAGAGATGTTAGACCAATTGTTAATAGGTGAAAATCCTATTCGCTTCAATAAGAAGATGGACAAACTATACATTGATATGAATTGGGCAGGAGACGAAGTTGCTAATGGCAATTACATTATGGTTGAATGCACTAAGAAATTAAATCCAGATGAATATGCAGACGTGTATAGCGACGCTTGGTTAAAAGAATATTCAACCCAGTTAATTAAAAAGCAGTGGGGTGAAAATCTTAAGAAGTATGGCAATTATGTTCTTCCTGGCGGCATGCAAATAAACGGTCAGCAAATATACGATGAAGCAATGGTAGATATTCTTCGTCTAGAAGAAAAACTTCGCGACTATTATGAAGAACCACCAGATATGTTGGTAGGCTAAAATGCCAGTTAGTGTATATTTTAATAATCAAGGTGCTACAAGAGAACAGTTTCTTGTAGAAGATTTAATTATAGAATCTATCCGAAATCACGGAATAGATATCTATTATCTTCCTAGAACATCACAAAGCACTTTTGATACTCTCTTTGGCGATGACCCTGTAAAATACTACGACATTGCATATAAAATAGACATATACCTAGAGACCTTTAACGACTTTGAAGGTCAGCAAGAATTCTTTTCTAAGTTTGGTTTGCAAATAGATAAAACAGCAAGAGTCGCTGTTGCCCGTAGAACCTTCGAAAAATTAGTTCCTTCTACGCTAAGAAAATTTCCTAAGGAGGGAGATTTAATCTACCTTCCTGTTCAACAGAAATTAATGGAAATACGTTTTGTAGAAGAAGAAAAGAATTTCTTTCAGTTGGGCAAAGTACAACCATATATGTTTAGTTTGTCTTTAGAGACATTCAAATATAACGGCGAGTTCTTAAATACAGGAATTCAGGATATCGATTACCTTGCAGATGATGCTGCTGTGTCTACAGAATTTACTGTAGATGATAATGGTCAAACAATATCGTATCAGCGCGGAGAAATCGTCTACCAGGGAACAGATTTAGAATCTGCTACTTCGCTTGGTGTAGTAGCCAGTTTCGATAGAACAACATTAAAACTTCGTTTGAGAAATATCAAGGGCGAATTCCATAGCGATGACCCTGTAGAGGGTTCTACGAGCGGAGCATCTTATAATATCATTCCTGGAACTACAGACGATTTAGATAACGTAACTTCTGCATTTGAAGATAACAGCTTTATCCAATCTCAAGCAAATAATATCTTAGACTTTACTGAATCAAACCCCTTTGGTGAACCATAATGCTATCTAATACCCATTACTATCACCGTATCGTTCGCAAAATGGTTATTGGATTCGGTACGATTTTCAATAACCTTAAGATGTATCGCTATGCTGCAGACGGCACTACAGAAATAGAACGTATTAATGTTCCTCTATCTTATTCTGCTAAAGAAAAATTCTACACTCGTATAACAGAAGACCCAAACCTTTCTAAGACTGTTCAAATCACTTTGCCAAGAATGGCTTTTGAAATGACAGGGGTGACATACGATCCTCTAAGAAAAATATCGTCACACGTAGATCTATATAAAAATGTTCCTGCTAGCAGCGTTAATCGGGTAAAGGGTGCACCATACAATTTTGATTTTAATCTATATGCATTCGTTAGAAATACAGAAGATGGTATGCAAATTGTAGAACAAATTCTTCCGTATTTCAATCCAGACTACACTATAACTATAGATTTGCTTGGCTTTGATAATCTAAAATTAGATATTCCTATCGTATTCAATAGCGTAACATATGAAAATAGTTATGAGGGAGATACAGAATCTACCCGCATCATTACATGGAATATGAATTTTACTGCTAAGGGATACTTGTTTGGTCCTATAAACACGTCTCCAATTATCCGTAGAGCAACAGCGAATACATATTCTTATAACAATGAAAAATACAACAAAAACTTATCTCTAAATTCTGGTAATGGTTTAGAATATAGACTCGGCGAGTTAGTTTATCAGGGCAATAGCATAGAAGAAGCCACAGCAAAAGCATACGTCGGAAAATGGGATACTACAGCAAACACAATTATCCTTAACGACGTTACCGGAGATCTATCTGCGAATACTATTTTGGTAGGAGCAATTTCTGGGGCTAAGTATAACGTAATATCTACTGGCACATCTACGCAGTTAATCAATATACAGATTGACCCTAATCCTCTAGCGGCTAACGCAAATACAGACTTTGGATTTACGACAACTATTGATGAGTTCTAATTTATGACAGATGTTGATGCTAATTTGAATAAGATTATAGAAGCAGACTACGAGTTGCAAGAAACTCCTAAGAATCTTCCTGTTGCTGCTGTGCCAGAAACAACAAAGCAAGATTACGATTATTCTAGAATGAATCACTATAGCCTAATAGAACGTGGCAGTGAGGCATTAGACGGTATTCTTGCGGTTGCTAGAGAATCTCAACATCCTAGAGCATATGAAGTTGCTGCCACTATGATGAAGAATCTAAGTGACATGACAGATAAACTTATCTTGTTACAGAAACAAAAACAAGAAATGGAAAGAGTTGCTAATCCTACACCAACACAAGTGACCGTGGACAAAGCCGTTTTTGTAGGATCTACTACAGAACTGCTTAGGAAGATAAAGAATGAATCAGCAAATACTCAGTAAACTAAAGACATATCTCGGCAACCCTAAGTTAAAAAAGGTCGGCGTCAATGTAGAACTAGACGTTGACCAGGTTGGAGAGTTTGTCAAATGCGCTCAAGACCCGATCTATTTTATTGAGAACTTTGTCAAGATTATCACTCTTGACAAGGGTTTCGTAAAGATAGATCTATATCCTTTCCAAAAGAAAGCAGTTAGAGAAATTAACGAGAACCGTCGCGTAATCGTCAAAGCAGGTCGTCAGGTCGGTAAGACTACGATGGTTGTTGGTTACATTCTCTGGTACATTCTTTTTAACGAAGATAAGACCGTCGCAGTATTGGCTAACAAGGCAGCAACGGCTCGTGAAATTCTTGCCCGTGTTAAGATTGCATATGAAGCATTACCTATGTGGTTACAGCAAGGTGTGCGCACTTGGAACAAGGGTGACATTGAATTAGAGAACAATTGCCGCATTATGGCAACATCAACAGCATCTAGCGCGATTCGTGGTTTCTCTATCTCGCTTTTGTACCTTGACGAGTTTGCCTTCGTTCCTAGCAACATTGCAGATGAGTTCTTTACTTCTGTTTACCCTACCATTTCATCTGGTACGAGTTCAAAGATTCTAATCTCATCTACACCCAACGGCATGAACCACTATTATAAGATGTGGACAGATGCCGTAGAAAAGCGCAATGGGTTTGTTGCTATTGAAGCCAACTGGCGACAAGTTCCCGGTAGAGATGAAAGGTGGGCAGCAGACCAACGTTCTGTTCTCGGAGAAGAAAAGTATCTTCAAGAAATGGAATGTGAGTTTATGGGCAGTGCTGGTACGCTCATAAGCGGTATGGTGCTCAAATCTTTAACCTTTCGGCAACCCATTTCTGGGTCTACTATTGTAGGATTAAACATACACACAGAACCTGCCCCAAATAGAAGTTATGTTGTAACGGTAGATACTTCTAGAGGCAAAGGTTTAGATTATTCTGCGTTCGTTGTTGTAGATGTCACGGAGATACCCTATAAGGTTGTGTGCACATATAAAGACAACGAAATATCCCCTATCGTTTATCCTTCTATCGTCAACAAGATATGCAAGTACTACAACGACGCTTATGTGCTTGTTGAGATTAATGATAACGGTCAACAGATATCTTATAGTCTATTTGATGATTTCGAGTATGAGAACATTTTGTCTACTATAGAAGTCGGTAAAAAAATGACCCTGACTTGGTCGCACGGCAAGGCAGAAAGAGGTATCAGAACAACTAAATCAGTAAAGCGGCTTGGTTGCTCTTTGATGAAAAATCTGATTGAAAATAGAAAACTTCTAGTAGAAGATTTCCATATAATTTCTGAACTTTCTACATTTATAAATAAGGGTACTAGTTATGAGGCTGATGAGGGGTCACACGACGACCTTGTAATGTGTTTAGTGCTTTTTTCGTGGATGACGAATCAGCAATTCTTTTCTGACCTTTGCAACACGAATATCAGAGAGAAATTGTATAGAGAGCAGATGACTCAAATTGAAGAAGAATCTCTACCACTGCCGTATTTTAATGATATTGGAGATGCAGCAGAAGAAAGGTTCGTTTCTGACGGAGCAGTCTGGTCAGTCGTAAAACCATAATTTTATAAATATAATAACGGATTCGTCCTTAACAGGAGTATTAAAATGCCATTTCAAGTATCACCAGGCGTGAATGTCACAGAGTATGATTTAACCTCAGCAATTCCAGCACCAGCTGGTACAGTCGGCGCAATTGCCGGCGAATTTGAGTGGGGACCAGCAGAAATTGCCCAGCCAATTTCTAGCGAACTAAAGTTAGTAGAACGTTTCGGTAAGCCACCGTATTCTTCTTCTGGCAACAATATCACAGACTTTTTTACCGCAGCATCTTTCCTTGCATACTCAGGAAGCCTCGTTGTTTCTCGTGCGGTAAATTCGGCTTCTAACAATGCTGTAGCCGTCAGAAATAATAAGGTATACGTCGCGGCAAATGATGGCGCACAAGTAAAAAATTCTGACACTTATGTAGCAAATCCAACGCCTACAGCTAATGGCGTCTTCATGGCACGTTATCCTGGCACACTAGGTAACAATCTAGACGTTTCTTTATGGGCAAATACAGTTAATGCGCTGTCCGACTGGAAGTTTGGTACATACTTTGACCGTAAACCAGCAACTTCTGATTGGATCCGTTCAAACTTTGGCACAACTACGGCTAATGATGAATTGTATATTGCTGTTGTAGACCGCACTGGTGCAATTTCAGGTGTGCCGAATACGGTTCTAGAAAAGTTTGTTGCTTCTAAGGCAACAAATGCTAAAGACCAGAACAACAATAGCATGTATTATAAGGACGTTCTTCTCAACAAGTCACGTTTTATATACCACGTCGGTCATCCAACAGCAAATCTTGGTTTGATTACTGGCGCTAGCGATTGGGGTGTATCGGCTAATGCAACGTATATATTCGGTGAGCATGCTGCTGGAGCAGCCAATGTATCATACTCTTTAGCAAACGGCACATACGTCGCTGTTACAAATGCAGATGTGATGCGCGCAGCAAATGTCTTTAGCAGCCCAACAGTTGATGTTGGTCTAATTCTAACTGGCGCGCATGCTAGTGAAGTAGTGAATAATGCAATTACGGTTGCAGAAGGACGTAAAGATTGCTTGGTATTCTGCTCACCAACACTAGCAAATGCACAATCAACGCAACCAGAAATTGATATTCCTGCCAGAAGAGCAACGTATGGATACAGCTCATACGCTGTAATGGATAGCGGTTGGAAGTATATGTACGACAAGTACTGGGATACATACCGTTGGGTTCCTCTAAACGGTGACGTTGCTGGATGTGCTGCTCGTACAGATGCAGAGCGTCAGCCGTGGTTCTCGCCTGCTGGTCCTGCTCGTGGTCAGATTAAGAATCTTGTTAAGTTGGCTTACAACCCAGACAAGGCAGACCGCGATATTCTTTACAAGGCAGATATCAATCCAGTTGTTTCTTTCGCAGGTGAAGGTACATACCTCTACGGCGACAAGACTCTACTAGGTCGCGTAAGCGCATTTGACCGCATTAATGTACGTCGTCTATTCATGATTCTTGAGAAGGCAATTGCACGTGCTGCAAAGGCATCTCTATTCGAGTTCAATGATGAGTTTACACGCAGCCAGTTTGTGTCTCTAGTTGACCCATACTTGCGCTCGGTAATGGCAGGTCGCGGTATCTATGACTACCGTGTAATCTGTGATGAAAGAAACAACCCACCAGACCTCATTGACCGTAATGAGTTTGTTGGCGACATCTACATCAAGCCAGCCAAGAGCGTCAACTTCATCCAACTAAACTTCGTCGCAATGCGCACGGGCGTTCAGTTCGAAGAAGTAATTGGTCGTGCAACAGTCTAATAAATAACCAATACGGTTAAGGAGAATTACAAATGGCATTTAATGTAGATACATTTAGACAACAAGGTCTAATGGATGACGGCGCACGTCCAAATCTATTCGAAGTTGAACTTCGTTTCCCGGGTTTGGTAAACGCCGTCGGTAATCCTGCACAGTTTAGATTTATGTGTAAGGCAGCGCAGGTTCCTGGCTCAAACATGGGAGTAATTGAAGTCCCATACTTTGGTCGTCAGGTAAAGGTTGCTGGCAATCGCACATACGACGACTGGACAGTAACCGTTCTTGCAGACGAAAAGTATGTTCTACGTCGCAACTTTGAAAATTGGCACAGAATGATTAATGACCCTGTATCGAATCTTCGTACTGGTCGTCAGGGTGTTTCTAACAGCGACCAATATACATCACAAGTTAGCGTAATTCACTACAACAAACTCGGTAAGGCATTTAGAAAGTATTCTCTAATTGGCGCATTCCCATCAAACGTCGCACCAATCGACCTAGACTGGGGTTCGAATGATACCATTGAAGAGTTTACTGTAACATTTGCATACCAGTACTGGTTGACAGATGAATTGAGCAAGGTAAGCACTGGTACAGAGGCAACTAATGCCAGCGCATCACCTGATGTAGTGGTTAATAACCCTGCCACACAGGGCGCAACCGCTGACACTACGCTAGACGGCGCAGTACAGTAAAGTTGAACACAGGGGGAGGGGTAACTCTCCCCCTTTTGATATGAGGTAAACATGGCAGGATTTAATCTTTTTGGTTTTGAGCTGGTTCGCAGTTCTGATTTAGACAAACTGCAACAGTCTCAACAGCCTCCTATTGCACCGCAACAATCAGATGACGGTGCTATCAGTATCAGTTCCAGTGCCGTTGGTGGTTACTATGGGACTTATCTTAACTTGGAAACTGCTTTCAAAGACGAGAACGATCTTATTTCTCGTTATCGTGCTATGGCTATGCAGCCAGAAGTTGAACAAGCAGTTGATGAAGTCGTAAACGAATCTATCGTACACGACGAAAACGGTAAGACCGTTGAAATTATTCTAGATGAACTTCCATACGACGACGGATTTAAAGAAATTATTCGCAATGAGTTTAAGGAAGTTATCAAACTTTTAGATTTTAGTAACAATGGCGCAGACGTATTTCGCCGTTGGTACGTTGACGGTAGACTATTCTACCAAGTACAAATTAACAACGCTAATCCTAAACTTGGTATAACCGGACTTGTTTATCTAGATCCTAGAAAAGTCCGTAAGGTTAAAACTGTAACCAAGCAAAAAGATCCTAGAACAGGAATAGAAGTTGTAGGCAGCGAAGAAGAATTCTACTTGTATAGCGATGCAATTCTTAAGACGAATAACAACGTTGTAAGTAATCCGATTGACGCTGCTCTTAAGATTGCACCAGACGCGATTGTTAATATTAACTCTGGTCTAATGGACGTAACAAAGAACATTGTTCTTTCCTATCTCCATAAGGCAATCAAGCCAATGAATCAATTGCGAATGATTGAAGACGCAGTTGTTATCTATCGCTTATCGCGCGCACCAGAACGTCGTGTGTTCTACATTGACGTTGGTAATTTGCCTAAGCAGAAAGCAGACCAGTATCTACAAAGCGTTATGACGAAGTTCCGTAACAAGATTGTTTATGACGCTAATACGGGTGAAGTGCGCGACGACCGCCGCTTTATGTCAATGATTGAAGACTTCTGGTTGCCTCGTCGCGGCGAAGGTAAGTCAACAGAAATTACAACATTGCCTCCTGGACAAAACCTTGGTGAGTTGTCTGACGTCAAGTACTTTGAGCAAAAACTTTATAAGTCGCTTGGAGTACCTGTATCAAGACTCGAATCTCAACAAGGCTTTACTCTTGGGCGTAGCACAGAAATTACACGTGATGAATTAAGATTTTCAAAGTTTGTTGAAAGACTTCGTAATCGTTTCAGTGTAATGTTCGATGAGTTAATGAAGCGTCAGTTATCACTTAAAGGCATCGCGTCTCCTGAAGAATGGGACGAGATGAAAGAGCATATTCATTATGACTTCCTTAAGGATAACAACTTTGCTGAACTAAAAGACGCCGAACTACTAACCAATCGCGTTCTACTTTTAAATAGTATGGTGCCTTATGTTGGTTCTTATTACTCAATGAACTGGGTAAGAAAAAACGTTCTTCACCTTACTGAAGATGAAATTAAACAGATGGATGAAGAAATTGAGTCAGAGCAAGAAAAGATGGCTCAAATGAATTTGATGCAGCAAGCGCAAGCAGCAGCACTGGGTTCACAACCTATGCAACCTGCGCAGGGTATAAATAATACCAGTACTGCTCCTCAGCAATAAAGGATAACCAATGACTACTAGAGATTTAGTTGATATGATTTTAGCCGGACGTAACGAAGAAGCTGCTGCAGCGTTCGATAACGTTATGGCTAGCAAAGTTGCGGACTCTCTTGAAGTTAAGAAAGTAGAACTTGCTTCTCATACGTTTAACTCACCAGAAGTAAACGAAGCAAATCTATCTGACCGTCAACTTGCTGCAGCTGCTGGCGCAGATCCTGCTACACGCAACTCTATTCTTAGAGCGCAAAAGACGGGCATCGAAAAACTTGGAATGCGTGATAAGGCAAACTTGTTAAAGATGTTCCCGAAACTATTTGCTGCCAATAAAGTATCTACACCAGGCAGTGCCGTTCGTAAAGCATTAAAAGATACGAATACAGGTGCCTAATGGAATTTAAAGACTTAAGACAACAATTAAAAGAAGCAGCAGGAGAAATGAGTCCTGCTGCCATGCTTGTTTTACGTCGTAGAGGCATTAGAGTATTTCCAGACGGACAACGTGTTGCGCTGTATACGAACGAAAAATATAATCTAACGTTTATGGTGCCTTTTGGTAATCATCAACCTACAGTATCTTCTAACCCAATTATGCCAGTTCATGAAGAGCAACTTGATGAATACGTTAACGTCATGGGAGGTGCGAGCAGCGCACTTGCTGGTATTGTAAAAGCACTTGGCAATAGTCAAAAAGCAAAAGCTGATGCGGCAAAAAAGCAAAGAGAACAGCAATCTGCTAAGCATAGAGCAAATCGCGAAAAGCAATTGAAACGCGCAATGCAAAATCGCCAAAAGCGTCAGCATGCACAATTAATTGCTGCCTTACAAAACAGACAAGGTAACACACCATGAGCGATTTAATTGAGCAAATTATTACTGAAGCCCGCATTAAAGTTGTCAAGGTTCGTGTACGAGGCGGCAAGATACAACGTCGTAAGAAAGTTTCTACGGTAAAAGGTAGCAAATTAAAAGGCGGCAAACTAGTTAGAATGTCGGCAAAAGAAAAAATTGACCGGAAGCGTGGCGCAAGAAAAGCAGCAATTAAGAGCAAGGCAAAACGTGCACGTGCTCTCATTAAGCGTAAGCGTTCATTAGCGAAACGCAAAGCAGCCGGAGGCTAAGATGAAACTTATTACAGAAACTTTAGAACAAGTCAAATATATCACCGAAGAAAAGAACGGTGTTAAGAGTCTATACATCCAAGGTCCGTTCCTAGTCGCTGAGACAAAGAACCGCAATGGTCGTGTCTATCAGGCAGACGTTATGGATCGCGAAGTAAATAGATACAATGAAGAATACATTACCAAGAACCGTGCGTTTGGCGAACTAGGTCATCCAGACGGTCCTTCAATTAATCTAGATAGAGTATCACACTTGATTACTGGTCTTCAACGTGAAGGCAATATCTGGGTTGGTAAAGCAAAGATTTTAGAAACACCTATGGGCAAGATTGCATCAAGTCTAATTGAAGGCGGTGCTCAACTAGGTGTTTCTTCAAGAGGTATGGGTTCACTCAAAGAAGTAAACGGCGTGAACGTAGTACAAGACGATTTTTATCTAGCCACAGCGGCTGATATCGTTGCTGACCCTTCTGCTCCTGGAGCATTCGTACAAGGCATTATGGAAGGTAAAGAATGGGTATGGGATAATGGTATGGTGAAAGAAGTGAACGTAGTTGAAATGTACGAAGAAATTAAAAAGGCAAAGCAAAAGCAAATTGAGGAAGTATCGCTCAAGATATTTGAAAATTTCCTCTCCAAACTTTAAAATTTATAAATAAGAATAATCTCTACAGGAGTTTACAAATGGGCATTAATTTATCCGAAACAGCCGCTGAAATCATTAAGGCATCTATTGGCAAGAATCAAGAGCCAACAAAGAAGTTGCCTGGTGAAGTAGTTGACCTTGGCGGCGCAACAACAGAAAATCCTGGTGCAGAAGGCGAAGGCAAGAAAGCCGCAGCTGCTGCTTCAGAAGCACCTAAGCCAGCTGTTAAGGGCGATGCTAAGTCAGCGTCAACTCCTAACTCCGGTCCTTCGGGTAAGGCAATGGCTGAAGAGTCAGAAGAAACAGTTAACCTAGAAGATCTTTCAGAAGAAGAACTAGATGCGTTCCTTGCTTCTCTATCAGAAGAAGAACTAGCACAGTTAGAAGAAGATCTAGAAATTTCTGACGAAGAAGTTGTCAATGAACTTTCAGAAGAAGAACTAGAAGATATGCTTGCTTCTCTTTCAGAAGAAGAACTAGACGCTCTTGCTGAAGAACTAGCAAACGAAGAAGAAGTTGCTGCTCCAGTAGTTGCTGCTCCAGTATGGGAACCAATTGACGTTAAGGACATGGTAAAGTCAAACATGGTTTCTATGCAAGAAGACGTTGATGCCCTATTTAATGGCGAATCTCTATCAGAAGATTTCCGCAAGAAGGCAGCAACTATTTTTGAAGCCGCTGCAGCTGCCCGCGTAGAAGCAATCGTAGAAAAGATCGTTGTTAAGAACGACGAATATCTTGCTGCTACTACAGAATCAATTCGCAATACAGTTGCAGAACAAGTTGATAGTTACCTCAATTATGTTGTCGAAGAGTGGATGAAGGCTAATGAAGTTGCTGTTGATACAGGTCTACGTGCCGAAATCGCAGAAGGCTTTATTTCTGGTCTAAAGTCACTATTCGCAGAACACTACATTGAAGTACCAGAAGATAAGATTGACCTCGTTGATGAAC